GATCCAGGCGCTCCGGCTCACCACGCCGCTCGTCGAGCGGCTTCGCGAGGCCGGCGTCGCCGTCGACGAACGGATCCTCCGAAAGACCGTCCGCGCGGGAAAGTCCCGCGAGACGCTGCAGGGGTACGACACGGAACTGTTCCGGCTGGCCGTGAAGCTCGGCGTTCGCAGGGGGCGGTCGTAATGGTCCAGAACCTCACGGTGCCGGCGCTGAACGAACTTGACCCCGAGGAGCTACTCGACGACGTCCTCCAGGACGACCAGACGCTCCGGCTCGTCGAGGACGCGATCCGACGCGGTCGGGCCCGCTGCTTCGGTGTTTCCCGGGCCGAGGACGCGCCGACACTGGACCCGAACGCGTCGACGAACCACGTCGTCGAGGAGTTGGCCTGGGCCGGCTTCACGCCGAACTGGCTGCTGAGCTATCACTACGAAGGGGAGATCGCGAACCTGGTCCGGTTCCACTACGATCCGAACGCGCACTCGGAGCTCCCGTTCCGCCAGCTGCATGTTCGACTGTTCGCCGATGGCACGATCGACGCCCACGAGGAGGCCTCGGCGCTCATGCACAAGGGCGCCCACCTCGACGAAGACTCGTTCGATCGCGAGCTCGGGACGCGCGAGGTCAAGCGGATCCTCGAGGATGCTGGGCTCGACGTCGAACGGCTTGAGGAGGCTCGATAGATGCCATGTCTGTCAAACCAAACTCAGATGACCCGCTGGACCGCGCGAAAATCGAACTTATCTGCCTGGGGAGGACACTGATGCCTGACGAGGATACCTTCGAGCGGACGGTCGGCACGATCGTCCTGTTCGGCGTCTGGGCGGCGATCGTCCTCGGGCCGATGTACACCGGCGCGGACCCGCCGCGCTACGAGATCGTAATCGGGACGACTGCGATCGCGTTCACCGTCCTCGGGAAGATGTGGGACTTCGAGGTCAAGCGCGCCCTCAACGCTGTCACTCTCCCTGACGGTGGCCAGTCGAGCGACGACGATCGCCAGAACTGAACACCCCATGGGCCGCCCAGTTTCCTACAACACCTCATGAGCCGATGACGAAGGATCCAGAGACCACCAAGTACGGTCGCTGCGAGGCGACCTCCAAGTCGACCGGCCAGCGCTGCGGCCGGGCGGCGACCGGTCCGCACGGCAAGTGCGACATCCACGGTGGCAAGTCCAAAGCGGGCGCGGAGAACGGTAACTTCAAACACGGGCTGTTCTCCGACCACCTCTCCGAGGAGGATCGCCACACGATTTCCGCGCTCGAGGGGATGGACGACGGCGAGAAACTCGACGAGCTGATCAACTGGCGGCTGGCTCGTCTCCAGCGCTACCTACGGCAGAAAAGCGACGCCGAGCGCGAGTCATTCTTCGACAAGTTCGACAAGATGGTTCAGGAGGGGCGGAAGAACGGCGAACCCGGCCTTTCTGCCGAGCAGATCAAGGAGCTCGCGAAGGCGCTGAGTATGAACAACCGGGCCGCGCAGGACGAGATCGATCTCGTCAGGAAGCTGATCAAGGACCGCAACAAGATCGCCGAGGGCGAGGACGTCAACCACTCTTGGCGAGCCATGCTCGGCGGTGATGACGAATGAGTACGGCCCCCGACGGTGTCGACCCATCGAGATACACGGACGGGCGAGAGCGTTACGTCAACTTCGCCGAGGACGTCCTCGGACTGCAGCTGGCCGAGACGCAAAAGGAGATCCTTCGCGCGCTCACCGAGCACGAACGGATCGTCGTCGTAAGCGGGAACGGCGTCGGTAAGTCGTACACCGTCGCAATCGTCGTCTTGGCATACCTCAGTACGAACCTCGACTCGACGATCATGGGGACATCGGGCTCATACTCCCAGTTCGTCGACGCCGCCTGGCGACCGATGAAAGCGCTCCACCGGCGCGCAAAAGAGCGCGTTGGACTCCCCGGAGAGACGCGTGACGGCGGCCAGCCCGAGCTCCGGATCGACGACGAGTGGTACGCGAAAATCGTCAGCCCGCGCGATCCGTCGGAACTCGAGGGACGTCACGCCCGGAACATGATGGTCGTCATCGAGGAGGCCGACAAGCCGTACATTGACGAGCGGCACTTCGACAGCGCCGGGTCGACGATCACGGACAGCAACGACCGGATGCTCGCCGTCGCAAACCCGCCGGAGGACGAGGCCAACATCATCTACGAGAAGATGGAGGACGACCGCTGGCACACGATCCAGTTCTCTTCGTTCGACTCGCACAATGTCAAGGTCGACGCCGGCGAGCGCGACGCCGAAAAGATCCCCGGGCTGGTCGACCTCGAGACGATCAAAGAGGACTGGGAAGCGTGGAACGCGGAGCCCTGGCCCGGTATCGAGGAAGCTCGATCCGCACACAAGCGTCGCAACGATCTGGACGCACGCTGGTACCGGCGCCGCGCCGGTGTGATCCCACCCGAAGCTGCTGGTGCCCACCGCCCCTTCACGATCGACGACGTCAAAGACGCCTGGAAGCGCGGTGGCTCGGTCCACCAACTTGACCCGGCAACGGTCGAGGCGACCGGCGTCGACGTCGCTCGATCAGGTGGCGATGAGACGATCGCGGCTACCGTTCACGGCGACGATGTCACGATCCGCTACGAGGAGCAGGGAACCGACCATGTCTCCCAGGCCGAAGCACTCACTGACGAACTCGAGAACGATGCCGGCGTGCCGATCTCCGTCGACGCAGTCGGCGAGGGGTCCGGATTGGCCGACATGCTCCACCAGCGATTCCCGGCCGTCGTCCGGTTCAACGCCGGCGGCGAGCCCTTCGACGGCGGCGAGTTCTACGACAAGTGGGCCGAGGGGCTCGCGCTGCTGGGCCAGTGGCTTCGTGACGGTGGGCGGATTCACGACCGAAAGCTCCGTGAGGAGTTGCTGGTCGCTGCGCGCACACTCGAGTACGAAGAGCGACATCTGGCGTCGCGCGGTGCTACTGGGACTGACGTCCTCAAGCTGACGTCGAAGTCAAAGCTGAAAGAGCGGCTGGGGCGGTCGCCAGATCGTCTCGATGCGGTCTACATGGCTGTCTGGGCTGGTGACGTGAACGACCGTCTCCAATCGCGCCGCCAGCAGCGCGACGACGACTCTGGAGGTGCAGTAACTCACCTATGACTGACAGTACCGACGAGACCGACGACGACACGCGCGAGAAGCACGGAATCCGCGGCGGCGCCGAGGCGGTCGAGGTCGTCCGCGACGCGCTCGACCAGGAGGAGGACGACGATGAGTAACTCCGACGATGACGGCAACGTCGCGGTCACCGTCAGCAAGCTCGGATCCGGCGACGCGATGTCGAAGGCTCGGGAGACGACGCAGCTCGACGAGCGCCACATCGCGACCGGGCGCGGCTGGGGCATCCGGCCGCCGTATCCGCCAGAGACGCTGGCGGTCTTCTCGGAGCTGAATGAGACCCACGCCGCGTCGATCCGGAAGAAGGCGCGCTGGGAAGCAGGCTACGGCTTCGATGTCGTCCCGCACTCGAGCGTCAACCCGGAGGACGCCAGCGACGACGAGCGCGACACCGTCGACGAGTTCTGGTACGGCAGTCAGTCGAAGTGGCAGACCGGACCCGAGCACACGCCGGCGACGACGCCGACGGAGGTCCTGGAACTCGCCCGCCAGGACTACCACATGATCGGCTGGTGTGCCCTGGAGATCCTCGTCGCTCCCGACGGGACGCCGACCGGGCTGGCACACGTCCCAGCGACGACCGTCCGCGTCCGCAAGACCGAGAAGGAGACCGAGGACGGCGAGACGATCGTCACGGCGGGCCATGGCTACGTCCAGCGCCGGCACGGCCAACGCCGGTACTTCGCCGAGGCGGGCGATCGCTACCTGAACGAGGACGACCCCAACGACGAGCGCGTGTTCGTCGACAAAGTCGACGGCGACGTCGCCTACGGGTCGGCGGAGGCTCTCGACAACGAGCCGGCGAACGAGTTGATCTTCATCCCGAACCCGTCGCCGATCGCGACCTACTATGGGATCCCCGACTGGATCTCAGCGATGGAGACGATCGCGATGGACCAGGCGGCCAAGCGCTACAACAAGGACAAGCTCGAGCACTTCGGCATCTCGCACTTCGCGGTGATCGTCAAAGGCGGCACCCTCACCGAGGACTCGAAAGAGGAACTCCGGGAGATGCTCAAAGATCTCGAAGACAACCCTCACCGGGCGTCGGTGCTGGAGGTCGAGAAGCTCCAGGAAGAAGCGAACGACCTCGGCCTCGAGGGAGAGGGCGGATCGGACATCGAGGTGGAACTCCGACCGCTCGCCAGCGACAACGCCGGGCAAATGGACTACGAGACGCTGCGGAAGGAGGCCGAACAGGACATCGCGAAGGTCCACGAGGTGCCGCCGATCCTCTACAACCGGCCGGGACAGTCCAACCGGTCGAACTCGAAGGAGCAGGTCCGCGAGTTCGCCGAGGAGGTGATCGCGCCCGAGCAGCTGAAGTTCGAGGCGCGGCTGTACGAGATTCTCCACAAGACGGCGCTCGACGTCACCGACTGGACGATCGAGTTCAAGCTCAAGGGCGCCGATCGGCCAGACCGCGACGCCACGATCGCCCAGAAGCGCATCGGTGCATCGAGCGGCACTCTAACCGTCGACGAAGCACGGGCTGAACTCGACAAGGATCCGCTCCCCGAAGAGCACGACGTCGATGGCGACACGCTCCTCGCGAACCTCGGCAACCAGGCGGCCGACGTCGTCGACGAAAATCGCCCCGAGGACGCACCTCCGACCGAGAACATGGTCGGCACGCGCGAGTCGATCGACGTCGACCACGAGGCGGTCAAGGACGACGACAACGATCAGGTCCGGATGGAGACGTTCGACTCGTCGAACATCCACAGCGCGCTCTACCAGTCGTTGACCGAGGACCTGTACGTCCGCTTCCACGGCGGCGACGATCGCCAGGATCGGATCTACGTCTACCTCGGCGTCGACGAAGACGAGTGGGACTCCTGGCTTTCGGCGTCGAGCGCGGGCTCGTACCACTATGACAACATTCGCATGTCGTACCCCTACGAGGAGCTCACCAATACGACCGGCTGGCCGCAGATCGGACAGTAGTTGGCGGCGCGATGACGGTACGCCCTCGCCGGGGCCTCTACCCGAGATCTGTACCGGCGTTCTCAGGACCTACGATGACTGACCACGAGAGTCGGCAGTTTACCAAACAGGTCGCGATCAAGGCGACCGACGACGCCGAGCAAGTAGCCACGGGGCTCGCGCTCACGGCCGGCGAGGTCGACCACCAACTCGACTTCTTCCGCGCCGAGGGCGTCGAGGCGATGTTCAACCCCGATCCGGATCACGGCGTGATGCACGGGCGCTTTCCGGACGACGACGCCGAGCTCGTCCGCAACGAGGTGCTCGACGAAGCCGAGACGATCGACGGCGCGGAGTTCGAGGCCGGCGACTGGGTCGTCCAGCGCCAGTACCACAACGACGAGCTCTGGGACTTCGTTGATCGGGGCGTTCTGAATGGCTACTCGATCGGCGGGCAGGTCACCGAGGCGATCGAGTTCGACTCGATCGAGGATCTCCCGGACGACGTCGCGATCCCTGACTCGGTCGACCCCGACGCGGTCGACGAGCAGTACTGGCCGCCGGTTGAGGTGACCAACGGCTTCGTCAGCGAGATCTCCGACGTCGACATCCCGGCCGTGGTCTCGGCGCAGTTCGCGACCACGAAGACCGACAAGTCGATCGTCGACGACGTCGCCGGCGAGGATGAGTTCGTCGACGTCATGACCAGCCGCGGACACGACGAGGCAGACATCCGCGACCTGTGGGGCTACCTCGAGTCGATCGAGGCGGCCGATTCGAAGCACGCTATGAGCAAGTCACAACCAGATTCCGACGCCGCCGCGCCCGACCTCGACGACGAGGACGTCGGCTTTCTTAAGCACCTCCGACAGGCGTTCAGCAAGACAAGCGACGATTCCGAGTCCGATGGCGACGTAAGTCCCACGCCTGGGCAGTCCGAGGTCTCCGATGTCGCGCTCGCGAAGGCCCTCACCACCGCGAAGGAGGGCCGGCCGCTGAACGCCGACAACCGCGAGGCGCTGCAGGCCGCTCACGACGCGACCGAGGCGGCGCTGGCGTCGGACATGGACTTCGAGACGAACCGGTTTACAGACGATCCCGATTCGGACTTCGACCTCACCGAGTATGCCGACAAGTACGGCGGCGACGCCGACGACGAGGACGATGACGGCGAGAAGGCCGCCCCGGTCGAGAAGCTGACCGAGGAGCAGGGGGACCTCGTCGTCAACGCGCTCCAGCGGTTCGTCGACAACCAGGGAGAGGCACCGTTCGCGGATTTCTCCTCGTGGATCTGGAAGACGGACGTCCTCGACGACGACACAGCCTTCGCGGCCGACGAGGCCGTCTGGCAGTACCGCGAGTACGTCCGCGAACAGCGCGACGAGACGCCGGTCACCGAGGACTTCGCGGACTGGGTCGAGAGCGAATCGGATGCAGATGCGGATCTCACCATGAGCAAGGACAAGAGCAGCGACGACGGAGGCGACCCGTTCGCCGATGCCCCCGAGTGGGCGAAGGCGCTAAAAGAAGAACAGGAGAAGAACAGCGAGCGCATCGACGAGGCGCTCGACCAGAAGGACGCCGACGCCGGCGACGATGCTGATGACGTCGACAAGGCGTTCGAGGACGCCCCCGAGTGGGCGAAGGCGCTGAAGGAAGAGCAGGAGAAGAACAGCGAGGCGATCGAGACGATCTCGAAGCAGACTGGGTCGAGCCAGCAGCTCGAAGGCGTCGACAAGGGCAGCGAGGACGGCGACATGTCCGAGGACGCTGCGCAGTTCAAGAAGGCGCTGGGCGGCGGCGTCGGCGGAGGTGACATCTGATGTCTGATATCGAAGACGCACGACAGTCGAACACGGACTCGGTACAGAAGCAGACGATCGACACGTCGAGCCTCAACGGCGCGCAGCTCCCGCGTGATCTCTTCGAGCGGTTCATCGAGCGCCAGCAGCGCGATGCGAACCTGCTCGAGATGGTTCGCGTCGAGACGCTGCCGCGCCTGGAGATGGGCGTCCCGAAGATCGGCGTCCCCGAGCTCTCGGGTGACGTCCGCGCTGAGGGTGGCAAGGATGCCGACGGGACGACCGACTCCGACGCCGAGACCGGCTCGGTCGAGTTCAACGCGACCGACCAGTCGTACTACATCCAGTACGACCTCAAGCGGGACTCGGTCAAGAACGTCATCACCGACGAGGACAGCGTCGCCGACGTCATCCTCTCGCACTTCGAGCGTGCGTGGGGGAACGACATCCAGAACATCGGCGTCAACGCCGGCCGGTCGGGCAGTTCGCTGCCGACGACGTTCAACGACACGTTCGACGGCTGGATCGCGATCGCCGAGGGCAACGACACGGCTTCGGACCGGATCGGCACCGGCGAGGAGGCCGATGCCTCGACGATGCCGACCTACGACCACTCGGACGGCAACGGCGATCCGCAGCCGGTGAACACGGCGCTGTTCAACGCGATGATCCAGACGGTGCCCGAACGCTACCGGGATCCCGATGACCTGGTGTTCCTCACCAGCAAGTCCCAGGTCCAGAGCTACCACTACAACCTCACCGAGCGCGAGGACTCGCTGGGCGTCGCGGCACTGCTGGGTGACAACGACGTCACGCCGTTCGAGTACGACATCCGGGGCGTCTCCTACTGGCCCGACGACATCATGATGCTGGTCAATCCGACCAACCTCGTCTACGGGCTGTTCGAGGAGGTCGAGATGACGCAGCTCACTCAGACCGACCAGACGATGGAGCGCCGGCTCCACAGCCGCAACCTGATCGAGGGGCAGTTCGACTTCCAGATCGAGGAGCTCCAGGCTGGCGCGCTCGGGACGAACATCGCGGCACCCTGAGGTGAGCACTGATGACCACCACACAAGCGCGAATCCGTAAGCGCTACGAGAACGGCCTGGCCCTGAGCGACGCCGCCGAACTCCCGTTCAGTGACACTGAACCCGACACGCCGGACGACGGACCAGTCCTCTACACCGAGGACAACACGAACGAGGAGCTGAAGATCAAGTTCACCGACGGCACGACCAAGATCGTCGTCGACAGCGCCTGAGGTGATCATTGATGGAACTTATCCGCCACGTCGCCGGCCCCGGACGGTTCGCCCACGCAGCGCTGGACCGCGTCTCGGGCTACGGCGACACCCACGAAGTCAGCGAGAACGCGGCCGCGTATCTCTGTGACGAGCGCAACTTCTTCGAGCGCGTGAACGCGACCGACGCCGAGTTCCGCGAGCTCGACGACGAAGCGGCCGATGACGCCGGCACAGCGATCGCGACCGGCGATGCCGACGCGTTCGTCGACCGGACACCGGTCTCCGACGTCGCCGACGACATCG